GGAACTGAAGAAGGAAGGCGTGGAAACACATCCGGAAATCATGGTTCCGCTGACTGGTATCTTGTATGAGTTTAAAGAACAGGAAAAGGTGATTCGTGAAGAAGCTGCTGCACTTTTCGCTGAAGTGGGTGACAGTATTGACTTTAAGGTGGGTACAATGATTGAAATACCTCGTGCTGCCTTGACTGCCGACCGTATTGCTTCTTCTGCTGAGTTCTTCTCATTCGGTACGAATGACTTGACACAGATGACATTTGGTTATTCACGTGACGATATTGCTTCCTTCCTCCCGGTTTATCTGGAAAAGAAAATCTTGAAAGTAGACCCGTTCCAGGTTCTTGACCAGAACGGTGTGGGACAGCTGGTGCGTATGGCTACTGAAAAAGGTCGGGCTATCCGTCCGGATTTGAAGTGCGGCATCTGTGGTGAACATGGTGGTGAGCCTTCTTCTGTGAAGTTCTGCCATAAAGTTGGTTTGAATTATGTGAGCTGTTCTCCGTTCAGAGTGCCCATAGCACGGTTAGCGGCGGCTCAGGCAGCTATTGAAGACCTGAAATAACGGAATAATAACCCGTAAGTAATTGATAATAGGCTATATAACCCTTTTGTGAGGGTTGTGTAGCCTATTTTGTTTTATTGACGAAATGCACGAAAAATATGCCTAATAGTTGGTAGTGTTTAGAAACTGTTTCGTATTTTTGTGCATGGGTTTAGAAGATGTTTAGAGTGTGTATTAAACTGTAAATCAATATAATTATGGCAACTTTTAAAACTTGTGTTCAGAAACAGAGAAAAGATGGCTTCTATCCGGTGTATATTCGAGTGACTCATAACCGGAAGTCTGCCTATATCAAAACCGACAAATTGATAGATTCTAAAGGATTGAGTGCTGCTGGTGATGTGAAAGATACTTTTGTCCTGAAGTACTGTATTGATAAGATAACGGAATTTATTGATCGGCTTAACAAGGTTGATACGGAGAAGTGGACTATTAATGATGTAGTAGACTTTCTCCAGCAGATAGATGAAGATATTTGCTTCTCTGATTATGCTCGCAAATATAAATTTGAGATGGCTAAGAATGGACAAGAGCGAAATGCCCGGAACTATGAATTAGCTTATCAACATTTAGAGCGTTATGCTGGAACAAATAAGTTAATGTTCTCTCGATTCACAACTAATTTTGTTGATGGATGGATTCAATCTTTGATGTCAAGCGCGAGAGCTAAAGAGATGTACCCAATCTGTATTCGGCAAATATTCAAAGCTGCCATACTTGAGTATAACGATTATGACCGTGGGCTTATAAGGATAAAAACAAACCCATGGTTGAAGGTAAAAATACCTGCTGCTGATGTGCCTGAAAAACGTGCGATTGATCCTGAAAAGGTCAGAGAGTTCTTCTCTGCCGCAATACCGGAAAGCAACTATAAGTTGTCTGTCCCAGAACTTGGTAGAGATGTAGCAATGATGATAATGTGTCTTGCAGGAATTAATACGGTTGACTTGTACCATTTAAAAAAGGCAGATCTGAGAGATGGTATTATACACTATAATAGGCGCAAGACAATGAAGTTCCGTCGTGATCATGCTTATCTTGAAATTAAACTCCCTGATATACTAATGCCGCTTTTTGATAAGTACAAGGCTGGGCCTGATAGCCCCTATTTATTCATGTTTGCGGAGAGATATAGTAGTGAAGACAGTTTTAACGCTAATGTGAATATCGGTATAAGAATTCTATGTGAAAAAAGTCTGGGGATGCAAAAGGGGGAACAATATTGCTGTTATACTTTTCGGCATACGTGGGGGACTGTGGCACAAAATAATTGTGGCGCAACTCTTGAAGAAGTAGGCTTTGCAATGAATCATTCGTCTGCTCACAAGGTGACACAAGGATATATCAAACCTGATTATACTTCTGTTTCTGTTCTAAATCAGAAAGTAATTGATTTTCTTTTTTTCTGTGCACCGGAAGAAAAGAAGAAAGAAGAGAGTGATGGCATGGAACTGAGAATTTCTCCTAAATATCAGGTTAGGGGAGAAGCTTTCTTCCGTGGAAGAAAGATAGCCTCACTTTGTGATATTGGGTTTAATAATAAAGAAGAAGTTATCACTTCATTAGTTGGGCAACTCCCTGATGATATTCCGAACAGATGTATGGTACAGTTCCGGGTGGAAAATGTGGATAAGGACCAGGTAGCTATTTATGAAAGAATGAAAGGGAAAGGTTTTTAACTGAATAGAATGTAAAAAATACAAATACTGGCAACTATATACAAGGTTTCTTTGTTTATTTGCCACAATGAAAAGGAACATAGAAATACATAAGATTGACATTTCTTCAAGTCTGCCCCTGCCTTATGCAGACGAAGGGGTTCGTGCAGGATTTCCTAGCCCGGCACAAGATTATCTTGAACAGGCAATAGATTTGAATAAGGAGCTCATAAAGCATCCGGCCAGCACATTTTACGGCCGTGTTGTTGGTGACTCAATGCGCGATGAAGGCATTGAAGAAGGAGACATTCTCATAATTGATAAATCGTTGGAATTGCTGGATGACGATCTGGCTGTTTGTTTTATAGATGGCGAGTTTACCGTTAAGAGAGTTCGATTAGAGCCGGATGTCGCATGGTTGGTACCATCCAATCCTAATTACCCATTGATAAAAGTCACAAAAGAAAATGAATTTATAGTCTGGGGTATCGTTACCTACACAATAAAAAAGAATCGGAGAAAAAGATGATGTTCGGCCTTGTAGACTGTAACAACTTCTATGCGAGTTGTGAAAGGGTCTTCAACCCCTCGCTAAACGGGAAACCTATCGTTGTTTTATCAAACAATGATGGATGTGTTATAGCCAGGAGCAATGAAGCAAAAGTTCTCGGTATTAAAATGGGAGTGCCAGCTTACCAAATAAAGGATTTAGTAAAGCAACATGATGTAGCTGTATTTTCATCTAACTATGTGCTATATGGCGATATGTCCGGACGAGTGATGTCAATGTTAGCAGAGCTGGCGCCTGAAATTGAAGTCTATTCTATTGACGAAGCATTTCTCAACCTGGCGGGGATTAAAGACCTGCAATCACTCGGAGCAAACATTGTACGGAAAGTATCTCGTGGTACCGGTATACCTGTAAGTCTTGGTATTGCTCCAACCAAAACACTTGCAAAGATGGCTAACAAATTTGCAAAGAAGTATCCAGCGTATAATCGTCTCTGCATCATTGATACTGAAGAAAAGCGTGAGAAAGCATTAAAACTGTTTGAGATTGGCGATGTATGGGGGATTGGCCGTCGTCAAGCTGCAAAGTTGGAAAAACAAGGAGTGAAGACCGCTTTTGATTTTACACAACTGCCCGGCTCATGGGTTAGAAAGAATATGACCGTTGTAGGTGAACGTACCTGGAAGGAACTGAGAGGAATATCTTGCATTGATATGGAAAGTGCACCGCCTGCCAAGAAACAAATATGTACCAGCCGCTCTTTCGGTAAAATGGTAGAAGATATTGATACTATGTCTGAGGCAATCGCTACGCATGCATCTGCATGTGCGAAGAAGCTCAGACAACAAAAGTCATACGCAATGTCTCTGATGGTATTCATCCACACGAATAACTTCCGGGAAGACCTACCCCAATATTGGAAGAACACAATAATCAAACTGCCTGTACCTACGAGTGATACTCTTGAAATAGTACATTATGCTCTTGAAGGACTAAAGAGTATTTTTATGCCAGGTTATCAGTACAAGAAAGCCGGTGTTATCATTACAGAGATAGTAACAAGTGCCCAACTTGGATTATTCGACACAGTAGATCGGGAAAAACGGGAAAAGCTGATGCAAGCCATAGATAAAGTTAATGGTGAACATAGGCATCTTGTGAAATTGGCGGTTCAAGGTAACGGAAGAGACTGGAAGCTAAAACAAGAACAGCTTTCCAAGCGTTATACAACTGATATAAATGAGGTACTAACAATCAAATGTAAGTAGCTATGTGTTTTCATAACTCCATGTCGGCAAAAGCCATTAAGCTGGCGGCCCGCTACGGCCGAAAATCGGATATAGTTGAGATATACCAAGATATTCTCAACGAACAGTATCATGTGAATGCTTTCAATTTCCCGAAATATCCAATCATCACAAGCTTGGGCGAGATTCAGGTATTCAACTGGGGGCTGATTCCTTTTTGGACGAAAGGTGAAGCTAATGCAGATGAAATTCGGCGAATGACACTTAATGCCCGGGCAGATACTATCTTTGAAAAGCCCTCATTCCGTGAGCCGATTATGAAGAAACGTTGTATAGTCCCATCGACCGGTTATTTTGAATGGAGACATGAGGGAAGTAAGAAGATACCCTACTATATTTATCTGAAAGATGAGCCTATTTTCTCTATGGCAGGAATATACGATATCTGGCTGGATAAAGTGACTGGAGAGGAACATACAACATTTTCCATCATTACGACTGATACTAATCCTTTGACTGATTATATCCACAACTCCAAGCACCGTATGCCGGCAATCTTATCTCCAGAGGATGAAGAAAAATGGTTGAAATCAGACTTATCAAAAACAGAAATATCATCTTTATTGAAGCCCTATGATGCAAAACTGATGGACGCCTATATTATAGAGAATGACTTTATAAAAAAAGCACCAACAGATCCATCAATTTTGCAAAGAGCATAAAAAAGGACGGTTACTCCGCCGTCCCTTCTACGAATTCCTTCAGTCTATAAAGTCGGTCAATTGCCGGATTATAAAAAGCATCCGGATAATGTTGCTTGATGTCGTTGATATTAGCACGAACATATATCTTGGTGTCGGTAATATGTTCAGCCTCACTTAAAGTTACCTCTTGGGGTAACTGCGCGGTCTCACCCCAGTTAATTAGAGCTTTCACGCTCTCTTCATCATAATTGTATGCCATATTGTTTTTGCAGCAAAGATAAATCATAGCAGGGAAAAGGCAAAGGAAAAGGCTTTTTATTCGGTTGTCTTAAGCTTTTCTACCCAATTGGAAATAAGAGCCGATAAAAGGATATTAACCATATCCGGCATATTTGCCTAGTTTTTTGAGAAGTAGTTTTCATGCAGCGAAGATGCTATTATTATTGTTGGTTCATCGAATTGCATGCTATAATTGTTTGTTGGATGAGATTATAACTATCGCCTTTTTTTTCTCCTTCTTCTCCTTCATCTGACATCTTACTAAAAAAGTCAGAAATAACCTTTATTGTGTTGTTGACCTTATTGAGGTCTGTTTCTTCTTTCACAAGGTCGATTGCTTTTTTGACAGCTTCCTCAGCAAGCTCATTCATTTTGGTATAGTGTTTATTGATAAAGTTGGTTTTTACCCTTGCCAGATTCAACTCTACACTTTCGGCTATTATCTGTACCTTATTGGTGTTATCAATGTCGTTCATGTATCGGGCAGACCAGTTATGTAGAGATGAGATAGACACACCAGTTTGAGCGGCTGTGAGGTAATGATTGAAGTTGTTTTCCTTCAATAGTCTTACAGCCTGTATCTTTTCTTCTTCAGTGTATGAGTTCTTCTTTTTCTTTATGAGTTTCTTCATGTGGATTGTAATTGTTTAAGTGATAATTTAATTAAATCACAAATATAATTGTAATACAGCATATTATTATTGTAAAAGCACAACTATGATATGGCGATAAATCCTTTTTTTTGCTCTTAAAAAAAATAGCTATTATGATAGGAACTGCAATTGGAATAGGTGCCAGTTTGATTGGCGGAGTAATGGGAGCAGGCAAGGCGGCAAAAGCGGCCAATGCCCAACAGCAGATGCTTAACCAACAGCGTAATAAGAATGAGGCTTGGTATAACCGTAACTACTACCAGAACTACTTAGATAGTAAAGAGGCTCAGTCTGCTATAAAGAGAGTGGAAGATACATTGCGTCGTAGAAATCAAGAGGCACAAGCAACTGCCGCTGTTACAGGTGGCACTCCGGAGGCTGTGCTTGCTCAACAGGAAAATGATCAGAAGATGATGGGAGAAGTCGTTGGAAATCTTGCTACTCGTGGTGATGCGATAAAGAGGCAGGTCGATGCTCAGAATCAGGCCAACGAGAATGCATTAATGCAGCAACAGATGGCTCAACTACAGGCAAACGAAGCGGGTGGTACGCAGTTATTGGGTAATAGTGGATCGTTAATTAGCTCAGCTCTGAGCCTGTTGGATAAGAAAGGGTAAACGTATGGCATTACTGGAATATCTTAATAAACCGGCTCCGGCTTCGATGGATGAAGTTGTAGCTCCGGTAGTACCTGAAGGACATAAAGTTTCTGAAATAAGACCGGCTGGTCCTCATATACCGAAACCTGCCTCAATGGATGAGGTTATAGCACCTGCTCAACCTGTTGCTCATGTTGTATCTGAAATAAGACCTGCTACTCCTAAACAGCCCAATTATGCGGATGCGATTGGCCAGAAAGGTCTTTATGGCTTTTTCAAGGACTTCTACCGGAAGCCGGATCTTGAAAAAGAAGAGAAGATTACTCGACGGGAACGTGCCCTTTCTTTGTTGGGGGACATTGCAAATCTGAGTGGACAGATGTTCGCTTCTTCAAAGGGGGCCCGGCAATTCGCTCCGATAAATTCACAGGTACCTAAGTATAATGAACGGTTACAACGTCTTCGGGATGCTAAACGTGTGAATGACGCTGACTATCAAAATAAGTCTCTCTCCATGATTTTTAAGGACTATGAAAGTAAACGTGCAGACGACATGTATAAACGTCAGCAAGAGGCTGCAAAGGCGGCTACAGAGTTGAAATATAATCGTGATTTAACTTTAAAACAAATAGACCAGGCGTTCCAAATAGGAATGTTGGACGCTAAAGGGAAACAGGCCTTACAGCAGCAAGCAATAAAGGCTAAGGATGCGAAAGAACTTGCTACACTCAACCATAAGTATAGATTAAATGAGATTGAAACAAAAGAAAATAGCAATAATTCCAAGATTGTGGATAGTGTTATTGGAGGTGATGGTAATGTCTATACTCGTAATACAAGACTTACTCCAAATGAAGCCCAACAAATTGTGCTCGGATCTGGAATGGGAGAGGACGACTTGGCTCCGTTCCTTTCTCATGAAAGGGACAATATGGGAAATATCACAAAGACTAAGACTGATTGGCAAGCTGCTGCCGCTTATGCATTACAGAACGGTATGATACCAGCCGAAGAACTGAAAAGTAGAGGGTTTAAGTTAGGAGGGGCAACAGATAAGAAAGAAGTTGCTCCGTGGATTAGTAACAATCAATCATCCAATAATAAAGCACCATGGCTGAAGTAAACATGAATGAAAATCGTAAGTGGCTTTATGATGTACTTACGAACAAAGGCGTTCAAATGGGCGCCTATGAGGAATTTGATAAAAATGTAGATGCAAATAAAGACTGGTTGTATAATACTGCAAAAAGTAAAGGTGTAGATATTGGGGATTATGATGCTTTTGACAAAGCTATGAGTAATAGTCAGATACCAGCTGTTACTGTTCCTCATCCAGGACAACAACAATTGCAACAGCCACAACCACGTCCGAAATCTCCATACGTTGAGGGTAAAGGTGAGGATACAATGATATTTGGTGTGCCTTATGCAGATTATCAACAGATGACTCCGGAAGAACAATCGAAACAATACAGTGCCGCAATAGAGAAAAGGAAGAATGATGAAAAAGATTTCTTCTCGAATTATATCAGTGGTCAGTTGGGTGAGATTGATAGTGAATTGAACAAAGAGAGAGAGCCGGTACCTATGCCTGCCGGTTCCGCTTTCATACCTTCTTCTGCCGTTGGTGCCGCACAAAGGTTTGGTAATGGTGATACCAAAGAGACGCAGGATCGTTATACATCGCTCCATGCAGCAAAGAACTTACTTGATGATGCTAATAAGCTTGTAGAAGAGGCAAAGAAAGGCGATACGGGCTTTTTCTCTTCACTTGGTAGAGGTTTCAAAGATAAGTTTATGGATACAGACAACTGGACCATGGGACTTACAGATACGGCATATTCCGGTTTGCTCAGAAAGGCGATTGAGAAAGAAGAGAGTGGGGAAGAGCTCTCTCCGGAAGAATCGAAGTTGCTTGATGCTGCGGCTGTAAACATGGCTACACAGGCTTACTTCTCTTCTGATATGAGTAGAGGTTATAAAGCTGGTAGTACGACGGCTCAAAGTATTCCTTTCATGCTGGAATTTGCTGTTAATCCAGTTTCTTCTTCCGGCAATGCATTAGCAAAAGGTTTGCTGAAACATGGTTTGAAACGCTTTGGCCGTGTAGCAACAAGTAATGCGGCAAAGGTTGCGGGCCGATTGGTTGGTGATGCCGCAGCCGCTGCCGGGATGACAGCTACTTCAAGTATAGGTCGCGTAGCTTCTGGAACCAACGAACGGATGATTGGTGATGTTCAAGCGACAGTAGAAGATGGTGGGATTAAGTATGCAGGCCGTGAGAATGGCATGGAGGTGGGCGAGGCCTTGGGTAAATCAGCTGTCTCTAATTTCCTCGAAAATCAGTCGGAAATGGTCTTTAATGCGTTCGCTGGTGGTGGCAAGTTGGCGAAAGAAGCATTGAGCAAGTTTATTCCTGACTTTTCTAAGCTTTCCAATAGCGAGATTGTGCAGTTCATCAGCAAGATAAAGAATAATCCTACTATCAAAAACGTTGCTGAACGTACACAGTTTCATGGGCTGTTAGGAGAATATGCCGAAGAGGTATACAACAACTTTGCCAACATTCCACTGGGAGAGATGACTGTTGAACAAGCTACAGATTTAGACAACAACATTGATACATTTCTGGGACTTGCACCGACGTCTGCCGCCTTTGGTCTGCTAGGACTTGGGGGAATGGCACGTGAGAAATTTATTACTCAGAGGAACTTACGAAGATTTAGAAACAAATTAAGCGAGGAAGATCAGGCTTTGTTTGATGAATTGCAGCAAGTAATAAATGCCGGTGACAAAGAAACGGCTAAAGCTTTTATCAAAAGGACGCTCGCAGATGATAACTTGACCTTGGAAGAAAAGAAAGAACGTGTCTTTGCTGTTCAGGATATGCAGGAAGAAAGGGTACTTGAAGATGTGCAGAATGAAGATGTGTCTGCTGGCGTTACTCCCGAAGATATTGAAGCAAATAAGATTGATATTTATCGCAATTTTAAACGAGCTGAGAGAAAAGTAAATAGCCTTTTACCTGAAGAACTTACTTCCCAGTTGGATGCAGTATCAGACCTTGGGCAATTTGCAACGGTCAATAACCTTAATGAGCAGCAGGTTTCGGCTTTGGCGGACTATCTTCCGGCAAAAGAGATATTCTCGCAGTACGTCGATCATACCAACAGCAGAAAGGAAGAAGTAAAAATGCAAGCTCGCGAACAGGCAATGGCCGACATCGAAAGGATTAGTAATCCGGAAACAGGTCTTGTTGTTCAGGCTAAACATAAGTTTGCCGATAACCCTGTTTATCTTGTGGGTGGTAATCTGTCATTTGGTGAGGATGGCTTTCTGGATCGGGACAGTTCAAGCGGGACTATTTATTATGTAGATGAAACCGGCGAGCGAAAGATGGCGCAGGCTGAGGACTTTGATAGCGTTCTGTCCGAGATCCCTATTGATGATATGATTGTTCAGGCTGAGGCTAACGCTGAACAAGATTTCATCGCTAACGAAGAAGAAAGCCTCCGTTCTCCTGATATTCCTGCACCTGTTCGTGGAGAAACTGTTATGATGGATGGTAGCCGCTATCTAATAGAGGGTGATAATATGGATGATCCAGGTCTAAGTGTAATGGCCATAAAGCTTAATGATACTGGTGAAATTGATATTGAGGATGGAGATGAACGCCCGATTAGTATTGATGATTATTATAGTCTGAAAGAGGCTGAATTGTGGCAAGATGATAATGTTCCGGCCTCTTTGCAAGAAGAAACCCAGCAAACGGAAGAGACGCCATTGGAATCTGAAACAATTCAAGAAGAAACGGACCAGGTGTCTGTTTCTGTTGAGGAAGAATCAGTCAAGGAAGAAACACCGGAACAAAGATTGCAAAAGGTTCTTGATACCCTTCCCAAGAAGAAGGACGGAAGCATTGACTATAAAAGTATGACACCACAGCAACAGTTTGACTATACCAGTGCTGTTGACTCTCCCGAAGTGGCTATTGAGGATTTGAAAGGCGATGTCGCTGCGAAGAATGAAGAACTTGAAAAAATTAATGTTCGCCTGGCAAAAGCAACCGGAGGTGAACGCGTCGAGTTACGTGATCTCATACGATCTAAAAAGAAAGAGCTGGACGAATTGAATACTTTCTTCCAGAGCGTCGTTCCTGAACAATCAGATACTTCTGAGAGTATGGAGACTTCACAGGTACCGGAAGAAGTGCGTACTGATGAGGATTATATTAGTTGGGTTGCTGATAACTCAGATGATGCCAATGAGGTTCTTGGTGCTTATTCTGCCGCTAAGGACCTGGCCAGCCATGAACAGACATTGAAACCATGGCAACGTGAGTTGCTTGGTAGAAAAGTTAGTACTTCTTCTTTTAATCGCTTTGGTGATCGTAATCAGATAACCGGTGCTTTAGCGAAAGGTTGGCTAAGAAAAGACGGTCAAGAAATAGATACTATTGCTCAGGAATTAAGTGAAAATGGGGTAGAGGTGACAGAACAGGATATAGTTGATTTCATGCTTACTAATCCTTCGAACCATGTCAGTCAGGTATCAGATACAATGCGCTCTTTATCTTCCAAGTTCAGTGAGATAGCCACCAAAGAAATGGGTATTCCTGTTGGTGGTCCGGAAAGTAACACAGGTCGGTTGTACATCAAACTGAAAGAGGCGGATCAAAAAATAGATAAATTGACAGATAAACAGAAGAATGAAATAGAGGAGGCTTTGTCTGCTGATATGGATGCTTCTGATACGCAGCGCACCGATAGCTATTATGAGGCTTTAGATGATTACATTCAGCAATACGATCAGTTCCGTAATGAGTTTGATGAAGAAGCTGCAGATGAAGCTATAATTCAGTCTATGGAAGAGAATAACCCGGAACTGTATCATGGTGGTTTTACTGCTGATGAATTAGATGACATTTACTCACAAATTGAAAATAACAATGGAACAGAAAGACAGACAGAGGATAGCCGAGAAAATCAATCTCCGTTATCTGGAGAAGAAGTTGAACAACACGAAGAATCCGGAGCACCGGAAGTTGCTGCAACAGAGAATAGAGAAAGTGAAAAGCAGAATAACGGAGTTGTCCCCAATGAACAATTTGAAGTTATAAAAGAGCAGAAGCCAGTAAATATAGAACAACCTACAGGAAATGATTTATCTGTTGTAGAACCATCTTCCTCGACTCAGGAAAATGGCAACAATGCTTTGAACTCTGAGGACTATTCTGTAAATTTGCAGGGTGAAAATCAAAAAGTTAACGAAAATGACGAAGTATCTGAATCAATTCCACAAGGAGAGCACGGAACGTTGCCTGAAATATCTGGCGAACAGGAAGAACCGGTCTATCAATTACGACGAAGAATTGAAGAGGCATCAAGAAATGCATCGGAAAGCGAAAGTGGCAGAGGCCACCAGCAAGAAGTAAATCAAATGATCGAGGCACAGGCCAAAGAAAGCGGCTTGTGGACTCCCATACAGAATCTTTCCAACCTCGGTACACCATTCCTTAGCGGAAATGAAAATGATACTTATTTAGATCGAGAAAACGATGCTGTTTACAAGATGAATAACTTGGTAAACAGTAAGAATCTTCCAGAATTATTCAAACGCATTGACCTTCATAATGAGCTTTTTCCGCAGACAAAGTATGAATTAGTTGGTTTTACAGGTTTCGGTAATGGCGGTGCCATTTATCCAATATATAAACAAGAATATATAGATAATGCAGAGTTTGCCACTCCAGAAGAGATTGGTAACTATATGCAGGCTCTTGGCTTCAATAAAACAGGTGAAGCTGAATATTTAAATGGAGACGTTACCATATCAGATCTGCGCCCACGTAATGTATTGAAAGATACAGAAGGTGATGTTTATGTCATTGACGCTGATTTCAAACGTAATATTCCCACCCCGAAAGAAAACAATCCAGCACAATTTGTTTCTCCCCAATTGGAACCTGGGGAAGATATATTGGATTATACCAATAGAATATCAGAGTCTAAGCGTCTATTTGATGCTGAACAGGAAGTAGATACTAATCCAACTGAAGCACAGAAGTCAGCCGGTAACTATAAGAAAGGGCATATTAAGATTGATGGGTACGACATTACTATTGAGAACCCGAAAGGTAGTGAACGTTCGGGGGTAGATACTAATGGCCAACCGTGGAGTGTTACCATGAACAACACCTATGGTTATATCCGTGGTACGGAAGGAGTGGACGGTGATCATATTGACGTATTCTTGTCGGATAATCCGGCCGGTGGCAAAGTATATGTCATTGACCAGATGAATGAAGACGGTTCCTTTGATGAACACAAGGTAATGTATGGCTTCAATTCTGCTTTGGCAGCAAAGAGGGCTTACATGAAGAACTATTCTCCAGGTTGGAAAGGTTTAGGAAAGACTACAGAAGTATCAAAAGAGGTGTTCAATGAGTGGGTGAAATCTTCAAAACGTAAGACGAAACCTTTTGCTGAATACAAGATTGCAAAAGAAAATGCTGATAATATCGCAGAAATACAGTCAGAAGACGTATTACAAGCCGACACGGTGGAATATGGGGTTTCCAATAAATTGGTGTCTAAGGATAGATACGAAGAATTGAAGAATAAACTTCGTGGAAAGCTTGGACAAATGAATATTGGTTTTGACCCTGAATTGTTTTCCATCGGAGCGGAGATGGCGGCATATCATATTGAAGCTGGTGCCAGGAAATTCGCAGATTTTGCTCAAAGAATGATTGAAGATGTTGGCGATGCCGTTCGTCCATATTTGAAATCTTTCTATGAGGGTGCACGCCAGTTCCCGGGTATGGAAGACTTTCAGAAGGACATGGATGAATACCATGCAGTGAAGGACTTTGATACTGAATCATTTGATAAGGCTGTAGAGCCCATAGATAAAGCTACATTGCCTGCCAAAGAAAGTAAGTCAAATAATAGGAAATCATCTGAGAATACGGTATCTTCGCAAAAGAGTGAAAGTAATAAGCCTGCCGAGATGCAGGATTTGTTTAATCAAAATTTAGAAGATCATGGCGAACAGAGAAACTCCGAAGAGCGAAATCCGGATACGGATAGAAGCATGGGAGGAAAAACACGGGAAGAAGCTGTCAGAACTGAACGGCGAAGAAACGATACAGGCGTGCATGGACATAATGTGCCTGACACGGACAGAAGCGGAAGAATACCTGAGTCAACAGGCCGCGTCGTCTCTCCTGTAAAAGTTCAACGAAATCGAAATAACTATAATTTCGGTGAGAACCACATTGATGTTCCTGCCGGTGATGTTGCCAAATTAAAGGCAAACATTGATGCCATCCGTACACTTAGAGAAGTGGAGAATAGCGGAAAGCCGGCTACGGAACAGCAAAAAGCAAAGTTAGCCCGTTATGTAGGCTGGGGAGGATTGGCTAACGCATTAGATGAAAATAAATTTAAAGCCAGTGAACGTTCTTGGATTGCCGATGCCAACTGGAACGCGAAGTACCTCCCTTACTACAAGCAACTAAAAGAATTACTCTCTCCTGAAGAATTTAGAAGTGCGGTCCAATCAACTACTACGTCGCATTATACTCCCGAACCTATAATCCGAAATCTTTGGAACATTGCTACACGCGTAGGGTTTACCGGTGGAATGATAAGTGAACCAGCCATGGGAGTGGGGCATATTCTTGGTTTGATGCCTAAAGGTATTGCCGAAAATTCTCAAATCAGCGGTTTTGAGATTGACAGTTTATCTGGGAGGATAAGTAAAGCATTATATCCAGATGCTAATACAAAGGTACAGGGCTATGAGACGGAGTTTGCTCCACAAAGTAAGGATCTTGTTATTACCAATGTGCCTTTTGGTAAAGATGCTCCTTATGATAAGTTCTTGGATAAGTCGCTTAGGAAAAAGCTTGGTGGGGCATACAATCTTCATAATTATTTTATAGCAAAGGGATTACTTGAACTGAAAGAAAATGGTTTAGGAGTATTTATTACGTCGTCTGCAACTATGGATGGTGCTGACAGCCGGTTCCGTGAATTTGTTGCCGGTAATGGTTTTGATATGGTTGGAGCTATACGCTTGCCCAATGATGCTTTCCAAAAAAATGCAGGTACGAGTGTTACGGCTGATATTCTAGTATTCCGTAAGAGAAAAGCAGGTGAGGTGGCTAATGGCGTGAATTATATTTCCACTACTCCTGTGGGAGAGGGTACCTATGAAGAAAAAGGCGAGAAGCGGACGAAACCCATAATGATTAATGAATATTTTGCTGCCCGTCCTGAAATGATGCTGGGAGAAATGATGACGGCATTTGATGCTGGTAGTGGTGGCTTATATAGTGGAGCTTCGCAGACATTAAAGGCTCGGTCTGGTCTGGACTTATCTCAAGCGATTAGTGAAGCTATCGGAAAGTTACCGGAAAATATTTTGGGAAAGGTAGAGAATAGTGCTGTGGTTAAGGATAAAGAACAAACCACCCAGAAAGATGGAACATTGACCGTTAAAGATGGAAAGATATATGTTGCCATGAGTGGGGTTTTAGAACCTGTTCCCGTAAAAGAAACGTTTACCTACAACGGTAAATTGCAGAAAACGGTAGATGCTGTACAGAGTTACAATGATCTTAAATCCACACTAAAGAAACTTATTGCTGCGGAACAGAGCTTAGATATAGACCCTGAACCTATAAGGAAAGAGCTAAATAAGCAGTATGATGCTTTTGCAAAAAAATACGGTACACTCAATCATAACAAAGCATTAGATAATGTTCTCGTAGAAGACTTTGAACGTTACCTTCCTCTATCATTAGAAGACGTTACCAAAGTGCCATCTGCCACAGGTAAATCATCGGTTTACCAAATAACCAAAGGTAAAGGCATTTTGGATAAACGAGTTAGTTATCCTGTGAAAGAACCATCTAAAGCGGATAATTTGCAGGATGCTGTAAACATCAGTCGCTCCTATCGTGGCGCTATAGATATCCCATATATTTCTCAACTAATAGCGAAGAGTGAGGAGGAAGTTATTGATGATATGTTGCGTGATGGGGTGGCATATCGTGACCCTTTGACTGGTGACTTAATAGATAGGGGTACATATCTTTCCGGTAATGTTAAAGAAAAACTGGAAGAGGCAAGAACAGCAGCGGAACGTGACCCGGCCTTTGAAAAGAATGTGGAAGAACTTATCAATGTCCAACCTGAAATGATACGCTTTGGTGATATAAGTTATCGTCTTGGTACCCCCTGGATACCTACTGAGTTCATTGATAAGTTTGCGGAGGATGTCTTAGGGCTTTCGGATACTGGATTGAATTTTGTTTCAGTATTAAATGAATATGTCACAGGCAAATCTATTAGTGTAGCAGATTATGCAAAAGCCGGCATATATAAAACTGACCGGCTTGGAACGATTAATTTATTCGAGGCTGCATTAAATCAACGGAAACCGAAAGTTTATGATGAGATTAAAAACGGGGAACAAAAGATACGTGTCGTCAATGAGGTGGAGACACAAGCCGCTGCTGAGAAGGTAATGGAAATCTCTGATAAATTCATTGAATACATCGACGGGCAGAAAGCGTTTCATAAAGAGTTAGAACGGATTTACAATGACAAGTATAATAACTTCCGCCTGAAGGAATATGACCTGCCAGCTTTTGAACATTATCCAAATTCTAATTCCCAAATAACATTGCGTATCCATCAAATGAGAGCTGTACAGCGTAGTTTAGGGGAAAGCACTTTGTATGCTCATCAAGTAGGTACAGGCAAAACATTCACGATGATTACCACCGCGATGGAAATGCGGCGTTTGGGAATCGCCAGAAAACCTAT